AGGCCGAGAAGCGCGCCGAAGAAGCGAAGAAAGCTGAGGAAGCGAAGAACGCTTCGGCCATGGACGCGAAGATCAAGGCGGCCGCCGACGGCGCGCGCCAGTCGATCGAGGGCCGCTTCCGTGCCGCGCAGAAGGTCGAGCCGATCACCGGCCGCATCGATGCGATGGCGTTCGACTCGGCTGAAGCGATCTACGCGCATGCGCTGACGGTCGGCGGCATGGACCCGACGAAGCACGAGAAGGTCGCCTACGCCGGCATCGTCGACGTACTGATCGACGCGCGCTCGAAGGCGCCGGTGCATGTCGCGCAGGATGCTGCCGGTGATGCCGCGCTGGTCAAGCAGTTCCCGGCTCTCGCCAAAATCAAACACGCATAAGGACGCCTGATCATGAGCTTCCAGACTTCCGTGCAACAGCAACCCGAGGTCGGCGTGCCGGGCACGCGGGCCTCGATGAATCCGATCTCGGTGATCTCGCGTAACGCGCAGGGTTCGGTGACCCTCGCCGCCTTCGTGTGGCCGGGCACGGATACCGACAACCAAGTGCAGAACACCGGCAGCGGCAAGCCGCTGGGCCTTGCGGTCGTCAATCAGAACGGGATCCTGCCGAACTATCTGCAGGAAGCCAGCATGACGGTCCCGAGCGGCTTCCCGGTCGAAGTCGCCCAGCAGGGCGAGTACTTCGCGAAATCGGCCAATGCGGCGACGCTCGGCCAGAAGGTGTTCGCGACGCTCGCTGACGGCACGCTGCAGTTTGGCGCAGCCGGCGCGACGGTCACGGGCGCCGTCGAAACGAAGTTCGTCGTGACGCGCGGCGGCGCGGCGAATGCGGTGATCAAGATCTCGACGTGGAGCCAACTCGCATGAAGCTCGATCAACTGTCCCAATACGGGATCCACCTGGCGCAGGGCGCTCAGTTGCTCGACGATGAGTCGCGCGCGAAGCTCATCGTTGCGATGGACGCGGCCGGCCCGATGGTCACCGCGCCCAACAACGGCATCCCGGCAATGCTGACGAACTACTTCGATCCGCGCGTGATCGACATCCTCGTCTCGCCGATGAAATCCGAGCTGCTGTACAGCGCGGTGCAGAAGGGCGACTGGGCGGACGACACCGCGACCTTCATGGTGGTCGAGTCGGACGGCGAAACGGCGACGTACGGCGACTACAGCGAGAACGGCATGTCGAGCCACAACGCCAACTTCCCGCAACGCCAGAACTACGGGTTCCAGACGAACACGCAGTGGGGCGACAAGCAGATGGCGAAGGCGGCGAAGGCGCGGCTCGATTACGCGCAGCGCCAGCAGATCGCATCGGCACTCATCCTTCGCAAGAAGGAAAACGCGATCAACCTGTTCGGCGTGGCCGGGCTGCAGAACTATGGCCTGACGAACGATCCGTCGCTGATCGCGCCGATCGCGCCGACGGTGGGCGCCGGCGGCAACACGTGGGCGCAGAAGACATCGGACGAGATCTACAACGACGTCGTCGCGCTCTGGGATCAAGCGATCCTGCAGGGGAACGGCCTCGTCGATACCGACGCACGGGCCAAGCTCGCAATCCCGACGGTCGTGTCGGGCAACCTGACCAAGCAGAACACGTACGGCCAGGTGCTGCGCGACCGGCTCAAGCTCGGCTACGAGAACATGACCATCGTCACGATCCCCGAGTTCGCGACGGCAGGCGGCAACCTCATGCAGCTCATCATCGAGGAAGTCGAGGGTCAGCCGACGGGCGAACTCGGTTTCGCGGAGCGCATGCGTGCGCACGGCGTCGTGCGTCACTCGTCGTCGTACTCCGAGAAGAAGTCGGGCCACAACTGGGGCGCGATTATCTATCGGCCGATTTTTGTCTCGCAGATGTTGGGGATCTGACATGCCGGAAATTCAAGAACAGAAGGTCAGCAAGCCGCTGAAGGTCTACTGCAAGCTGCCGAACGGCATTCAATACATCCTCCCGGACGGGCGCCGCGTGCGCCTGGTCGGGATGTACGGCGACGAGCGTTCGCCGCTGCAGGTCAGCGGCCTGCCGGGCCGCGACAGCTTCATGGGCTTCGGCGTGACGACGGTGGATGCCGACGACTGGGAGCAGATCGTGAAGGACCACGGCAAGTCGGCCGCCCACGTCAACGGTCTGATTTTCGCGGCGAAGGACGAGCGCTCCGGCGGCTCCGAGGCGCGCGAGAAGGAAGGCGAGAAGACGGGCCTCGAACCGTACGATCCGCAGGCGCACCCCGAGGACAAGTCGAAGGATGGCACGGCCACGGGCGGCGCTGCTGAATGAGCACGCCGACGGGAGTCGTCGCTTTCGACCCGGCCGCCTTCAAGGCGGCTTTTCCCGCTTTTGCGGGAGTGAGCGACGACCTCCTCAGCACCTACTTCGCGATGGCCTGCATCTTCCTGAACAACTCGCCAGCGTCGGTCGTTCAGGATCTGACCGTCCGCGCGCAGCTGCTCAACTTCATCACCGCGCACCTCGCTTTCCTGCTCGGCCGCGCGAGCTCGGGTGACGGCTCGAGCGCGGCCGTCGTCGGCCAGATGGTTTCGGCCGGCGAGGGCACCGTGAACGCATCGTTCGCGCAGGTGCAATCGAAGAACGCCGAGTTCTGGGCGCAGTCCAGTTATGGGTTGATTTTTTGGCAAATGGCGCTCCCTTTCAGGACGTTTCGCTATTTTCCTTCCCCGAGGTGCATGTGAGTGCGGCGGGCATCTACCGTATTACTGTTCGGCGCGGCGACCAATCGCCGCGTTTCTACATTGGACAATCGGTCAACCTGAGGAAGCGCGCCAGCGAGCACCTTTCTCGTCTTCGCGTTGGGACGGCGCACAACCGGGCCCTTCAGAACGCCGTCGATCTGTACGGGATCGATGCGGTCACGATCGAAACTCTGCTGGTTTGCGCGCCGATCGGCGACGTCCTTGCGATGTATGAAGATCTGGTCCTCCGGTTTCACATCGCAACGTTCGGCGCTCGGTCCATGTTCAATGCGCGCGTTGCCGATGTTTCTGCCTCGATTGGCGTGCGCCATTCGGACGAAACGCGCGCGAGGATTTCGGCGGCTCTGAAGGGGCGGAAACATCGCCCCGAATCAATCGCTCTCGGGGTTGCGAAGCGCATCGGCCGAAAGCTGTCGCCCGAGACGATAGCGCTCCGAACGGCAAAGCAAACTGGAATCAAGCGATCCGCCGAGACTCGGGAAAGGATGTCAGCTGCAGCTCGCGGTCGCAAGATATCGCCGGAGGCGATCGCCAAGAACGTTGCGACGAGAGCTGCAAATCGAGCTGCGCGCGGCGGTGCACTGAGCGAGCGACAGGCGGCTCATATTCTCGAATTGGCGGCACGCAACCGCAAAGCAGCGCAGGACGTCGATCATGGCCGTTAAGGTCACCGGCGGCGCCAAGCTCGACGCCGCACTGGCGCGCTACCTAGACAATGCGACGCTGACCATGCGTGCGGGCCTCCTCGAGGGGGCAACCGAGCCGGACGGCACGCCTATGGCGCTCGTCGGATTCTGGAACGAGTACGGCACCGACGATATCCCTCCGCGCCCCGCGTTCCGCACGACAGCGATCGCGCAAGCATCACGCTGGGCGAAGATCGTCGGCGTGACGCTCCAACGCAACGGCGGCGACTTCGACGCGGCGCTGCGGCTCGCCGGCGAGGCTGCCGTCGTCGACATTCAGGCGACGATCGGCGCGTGGACGGATCCGCCGAACGCGCCATCCACGATCGCGAAGAAGGGATTCGACGGCCCGCTGCGCGGCTCGGCCGCCGCGCCGATGCAGCACGCCGTCGCATACGACATCGTCGACGGAGCACCCACAGAATGAACTTGCACGGCATCGTGTCCGGCGTGATCGGCACCGTGAACCCGTTCGTGCCGGTGACGCTGCAGCAGAGCACCGGCTACACCACGGCGCCCGATGGCGACCGCACGCCGACGTACAGCGCATCCCCGCAGTCCGTGCAGGTTCAGGCGCTCAGCGCGTCCGAGATCCAGCACCTCGACGGCCTGAACATTCAGGGCGTGATGCGCAAGGCATACCTGAACGGCGACTGGCGCGGCGTCTACCGCGCGACGAACCAGGGCGGCGACCTCATGCAGTTCGCCGCGGTGGCCGGCGTGCCGGCGTCGCTGCAGGGCACCACGTGGAAGGTCGTGCAGGTGTTCGAGACGTGGCCGGACTGGTGCGCGCTCGCGATCCAGCTGCAGTGAGGCCGCCATGCCCGTGACCATCTCCATCACCGAATCGCAGGTTTTTACCGCGCTGCGCACATTCCTGCTCGGCATCCTGCCGGCGGCCGTCGAGGTCGTGAAGGCGCAGGACAACGGCGTGGGCGAGCCGGTAGGCGGCGACTTCGTCGTCATGAACTCGATCGCGTCGCCGCGCCTCGCGACGAACGTCGACAGCTACACCGACACCGGAACGAACCCAGGCACGCGCAACTCGATGCAGGCGATCGAGGCACGCCTCCAACTCGACGTGCACGGTCCGAACTCGGGCGACAACGCCGCGATCATTTCAACGCTGTTTCGCGACGAATATGCGTGCATTCAATTCGCGACCGTTAATCCGGATATTCAGCCGTTATATTGCGAAAATCCGCGACAAATGCCATTTATTAACGCTCAGAATAACTATGAGCAGCGTTGGATAATTGAACTGGCTATCGAATACAATCCAATCACGCAAACGCCGCAGGATTTTGCAGACGAAGTTATTCCCGAAATCGTCAGCGTGGATGCGGCATATCCTCCCGGAGCTTAAACCATGTCGATCCCGGCATCCCTGATCGCATCCGTAACGCCGAGCGTCATCAGCGCGGGCGGTTCCGCCCTCGATCTGATCGGCGTTATGCTGACGACGAATACCCGAGTGCCGATTGGCACGGTTCCGTCGTTTCCAACGAAAGACGCGGTTACCGCATATTTCGGCGCGACTTCCAATGAAGCACAATTGGCCACCGTTTATTTCGGTGGATTCGATAATTCGGACGTGAAGCCGGGTGCACTCCGATTCTCGCAATATCCGACGGTGGCAGTCAGCGCATATTTGCGCGGTGGTTCGCTTGCGGCGATGACGCTCGCGCAGCTGCAGGCGCTTTCGGGTTCGCTCACGGTGGTGGTCGACGGCTTCACGCGCACCGCGGCGTCGATCAACCTGTCGAGCGCCTCCAGCTTCTCGGCGGCCGCCGCAGCGATCCAGACCGCGCTCAATGCGACGCCGCCGACGCCGGCTGTCGTCACGGGCAGCATCGCGGGCACCACGCTGACGGTATCCGCCGTCACGTCCGGCACGCTCGCGATCGGCCAGGTGCTGAGCGGCACGGGCGTGACCGCCGGCACGAAGATTACGGGCTTCTTGACCGGCTCGGGCGGCACGGGAACCTACACGGTCGACCAGTCGCAGACCGTCGCGAGCACGTCGATCACCGCAGCGGCCGCAGCGGTCGCCGTCACGTTCGATAGCACGTCGAGCGCGTTCGTCATCACGTCGGGCATCACCGGCGCGTCGTCGACCGTGGCATACGCGACCGGCACGCTCTCGGCAGGCATCGACCTGACGCAGGCGACCGGCGCAGTGCTGTCGCAGGGTGCCGCGGCCGCGACGCCGGGCGCCGCGATGGACGCGATCAAAGCAGTGACCCAGAACTGGGTGTCATTCATGACGACGTTCGACCCGGACAACGGTGTCGGCAACACGCAGAAGATGGCGTTCGCGACGTGGACGTCGCAGCAGAACAACCGCTACCTGTATGCGGCGTGGGACACGGACCAGAGCCCGACGACGACCGTTCCGGCAACGTCGTCGCTCGGTTACCTCGTCCAG